GCCTCGAGAACGGAGTAGTCGGGGCAGACGCGGTGGTACACACTCGTGAGCGCGAGGCGCGCACGATTTGGTTGGCTTTCAGCCATGTTTGTCTCCTACTGGTGGGTGAATTTTACAGTTTCGGTGAACATTGTGCGGTCGAACCGATTCGGGCGCGCCGAGTAGACGATGCCGAAACCCATCTCTTTTGATGCAACACGCACGTGAACGACGGCAGATGCCCCGTCCGACAGCTGTGAGATCAAGGCGTTGATCTCGGAAACCGACAACCCCTCGTCCGAGGGATTGACGACGACCACAAAAGACGTGTCGGTGATCTGACCCAAAGTGTTCAGCCCGATCACGGCTTTGTCGAAACCTGGTGACAGACCTCCTCGCTTCGCCGCCCCTGGCGCAAGGCGCAGGACGAGGCGGAACGAGTCGATGACGACCATCGCACGGTCGTGCTCCGTTCGCTCGTGCATGAGCGCGCGGAGCGCGTTCTCGAATTGCTCCTCCTCAACATTCGAGATGTAGTCCGGCTCTGAGAGCGGGACAAAAGCCGACAGTGCTCCGTCGTCAAGGATGAGGGAGGCATCCAGGAGACCCCGAACGAACGGGGTCTTTCCGGAGCCACCGGTTCCGAAGACAAGCGTCACGCCTGCCGGGTACGTCTGCGGAAGGACAGGTTTGAACCCGTCGATACCGATCAGCTCTTCGGGTCCGTCCTCTTTCATGAAGGGCGGAGCCAGCTCCCCAATCGAGGAGAGGTCACGCATGAGACCCAGCAACCTTGCCGTTGGGCGAGGCACTCGCGAGTAGGAAGTTGCGATCTTGGAAAGCGGCTCCAGACCGTACGCCGAGATGAACGCGTCTGGTTTGGACCAGTCCTCACGCGTTGGCGCATCAAACAGAGGGGTGACGCGGACGACAGCTGCAGGCGTCCACGCCTTGCTCACGACGTCGATCTCAAGCGTAAAGATCTCGTCGACTACGGCCCGAAGCGTCGTTCGTGCCTCTTCCGCAGACAGGAGCAACCCGTCGAAGAGACGCTGTACAAGCATCTCCGCGGCGGAGTTGATCATTTTCTCGGCCGCAGCCGTGAAAGGTTTCTTCTTAGCCATTCTTCTTCTCCTCTCTTCGTGGGTGTTCCGCAGCTGCGCGGACATAGTCAAGCGCCCACTCGGGCGCGGGGTCGGCAAAGTGCCGTTCCATCACCGTGTAGGTCTCTTCGGGTATTTCGACGAAGATCCCTTCACGGGACAGGCGATCCACCGTCGTGGCGGAAAGTTGCTTGTAGTGCACCCGCCGCGGTTCGAGGACGGTGAGAATCTCCTCTGCAGAGAGACCCTCCATGCCCTTCGGCTCGCGGTAGGCAGCGGCGTAGATGTCACTGATCGAGCGACCAAGCGTCTGGCGCGACGCTTCGTCTTCAATGGCATAGATGTCCTCTGCCATCGGGTGTGACATGTAAACCTTCCTCCGCTCGACAAAGCCGAGAGAGGGGTACCGCCTACGTGGTGAGAAGGCCGCGTTCTCAGGCACGACCTTTGACACGTAGTTTGCGATGTCGTTGACGAGCTGGATCCCGCCCCTAACACCAAGTGGAATCAAGCCGGCGATCCGGTCTGAAACCTCGACCTCCACTTTGGAGAAGTGTGGAGTGAGGTCAGTCAAAGGCCTGGCCGAAGAGATAGCCATGTTATCCCCGATCACGAAGATACGCAACATGGGATGCACTCCCAGGAGAAGTGCCTCGAACTCGTCCTTCGTGGGCTGGATGATACCGGCCCGAGCGAGGGCACCCAACAGCTGAGCAGCGTTGAGTAGAGTCGTCTTCCACGTGGTGCCCGGATCGCCGGAGGCGATCACATATGAGAGGGACCACGTTGTCTCATCGAAAGGGTCGCCGTACCAGACACCCT